CATTTTGGACGATAGGAACCGCTTCGGTGCCTGTGATAGCACCAGCGGCTGGGAGTTGGGTAATGGCGACTTGTGCTGACATTTATGTACTCGTATTGTCGGGCGGATTCGGGGCAATCGTATCCTTGTTGCCAGTCAATGTGGGCGTCTGTGTGTTCTGCTCAGTCGAAATCTGGAATTGGCTTGTGCCATCCATTGATTGACTGCCAGTCATCAGGTAGTTGTCGCCAGCACCGATAGGCACATCAGGTCGAGGAAACCGCAGGTTGATACGCTCGGTTTTGCGGGCGGCAAGGCGATAGGGGTCGAACTGATCCCTGCACCCTTGGTCGCACACCCGCAAGCCGGGGAAGTTGGGGTCTGGCCCCAATTGCACAAAGGCGCGTTTCATCTTGCATCGGTCGCATACACCGATGGCAATCGAAGTCAGTCCTGTTGTGTCGAGAAAGATTGGCATTACGCTGTGTACACCGAGATGTTCGGTGCCCAGTAAATTGGTGAGCGGTCGCGCTCTTCTTGCTCTGCAATATAGAGGTGCTTCTCGGCCATCTTCTCCAGATACCCGATGCGATCCATCGCAACTTGAGGCAGTTCGAGGCTCATCTTGTGAGCCAGCATCATTTGCACCGCCTCGTACCAACGCTGTGGAATTTCCAACTCGTCGGTCAAAGAGCCAACATCCTCAATCTGGCGCGAGTACCAGCAAACCATCTGCACAAAAGCAGTCGATGGCACAGGCCAAATATAGATTTGTGGGTTTGGAATCTGGCGGTTGTACCAATACTGGTACGGCTGGTTGGCCGTGAAATCTTTGTTTGGCAGGTTGGTGTAGTCGTCGCGGTTGAGCGAAGACATTTGCACCTCAAGCGAATTGTTCCCAAAGTACAACTCACGCACAGACAGCGTCGTGCCGTTATAAACACGGCAACGATAGTAAGGGACAGTCTGACCAGCAACAATGTCAGTCCAAATCCACTCATTGTTCACAACGGCAACAGTGCCAAGGTCAACCAATGTGCCCCATGTCACGCCGTCTTCTGACCATTCGTAGATGATTGACCAAGTACCAGTGGCCGCAGGCAACAAGCCGATGGAGCCAATGTAGATGGGGTTTGATGTGCCGTAATTGACCGTGATGTTGCCATTTGGCGTGGTCTGCGTACAAATGGTGTCTACATCGCCGTCATACGCGTTTGCAATCGTTCCGCCAGCAGAAGTGGTGTATGACCCACTAGGACGGCTCATCGTGCGATACAGCGTGTTCCAGAGGTCAATAGAACCCTTGGGCAGGTCGTAGATGTACTTGTCAGGGGTCAGGCCAATGACCTTCTTGGTCATCGTCCAAAATTGAATGCCTCGGTTGCCCAGATCGGACAAGAGAAAATACAGCGACTGGCGTGCCGACAGAACCTGCTCAGAGGTCAACTCTTCAGCCAACTTGCCACAGCGACGAGCGCCGTGATCAATCAATGTCTGGACATTGATGACGGTTTGACCTACGGTTCCTGAATACGCCATTTTTGATCCTTACCAACTGGGGCAGTCCCACCGCTTCAGCGATGCCTTGGCGCGTGGAGCGTCCCCTTTTGAATGTTCTACAACACCACTCATGCGTGCGCAAAAGGAGTCCTTTCGAGCGCCACCTTTGGGCTGTGGAGCCTTTAAATTGCTCCCAGTTTCACGGTTGTATTTTGCCCTACCTTTGGCCGTTAATCCAGCCCCTTTTTCAACAGGCAACTTCTCTCCGCGACCGACTGCAAGATTAACTTTTTTCTTGCTCATTTTGTTTTGGCCGTTTTAGCAGACTGCTTAAAGTCGCCAGCCGTAGGCGCACCTTTGCTACCCACTCGGCGCATCTTTTCGCCAGAGCCTTCAGCGATTCTTTCGCGTTTTGCATGGATATTTGCATAGAGACCGCCTCCTTTAAATGTCTTGCCCTCATCAGCCTTGGCAAACTCTTTGCCGACTTTTGTGGGGATGCCAACCTTCTTGGCGAACGCAGGGTTATGTGCGACCGCCGCCATCAACTTGTGTTGTGAAGGTGATTTGCTTGGCATGATTAACCGCAGAAAATTGAAACCGCCGCATTAGTTGGCAGTGTTACATGGATGTCTGTGTTGAATCGAATACCGTTACCGGGCAACAGCGTTGCAATCACGGCAGTGTTGACTGTGATGTTCACACGCAAACGCACAGTGCCGCCTGCGCCGCCATCACGAAAAACAATCTCACCAGCCGTGCCACCAGAAGCCAATTGATAGCCTCCAAGATTTGTTGCGCCAGCGTAAATTGTGCCCGTCGCATCAGCGTGCGCCGAGAATACATTCGTCAATGTTGACATTTACTTCTCCAATTAGAAGCGGGGGCCGTAGCCCCCACTCGTTTTCAACAAGCGCCACCGCCACGCTTTTTGGGCACTGGTGCAACCGTTACAGACTCTTTGGTCTTGGTCACACTTTCACCCTTGGGCATGAAGTAGTCTTTCGCTTTGCCAGCCAGTTCCTTCACCATGCTCAATGGATTCAAAGCGTCTTCTAGTTCCATACTGTGCTTTTTAGAAGCATCGTATGCACCTTTGGACAAATCCACTGGCTTACCACCATCAGCCATCTTTTGGTACTTGCTGTACTTCAAATTGGTGTCAGCCTTGGCCTCTTTCATGGCCGTAGCGTTCTCCGCTTTGAAGTTTGCTTGCAAGCGGCCTTGGGCAGGGGTTACCTTGCCGCCGCTTTTGTAAGTACCTGTCAGACGATTGATGCTTACTGGTGTTGGAGGCTTTTTAGAGCCTTGGGGCATCGCGACGGGTTTGCCTGAATCAACAGTACCCCCCGTCGCGTAGGCTTTTTTTGTGGCACCACCTTTTTTGTAGCCGCCACCATTGCCTAGCGCAACGCCGCCAGTCGCATAGCCACCGCCGTTACCGTTCTTCACGCCGCCTGTTTTGCCACTGGACTTGCCAGTGTACTCAGCAGTGTGCATCTCAGTATTGCGATAAGGGCCAGCGCCTTTTGCGGAAACAGACTCAGGAATAACTCCATTGCCTGCCACGCCGCCTTTAGCGTACTTCTTGACATTGCCACCCTTTTTGTAGCCACCTTGACCAAGAGCAACACCACCAGTAGCAAGACCTTTATGGCCTTTGCTGGCAGGCTTGGACTCGTGAGACTTCAGTTCTTTTTCAAGACCCTTCATCTTCGACATCTCAGCCTTGTGTGTTGCCTTAGACTCGCCACCGTTTTTCATTGGTGTCGAAGGCATGGCAGGGTTGCCAATTGGCGCTTTTGGAGCCATTGCTGGCTTTGCGGCCATCGCCTTACGACGAGAGGCCATCGAGGGCTTGCCGGGGGCGCGAACAGGTGCGTTGACGGCAGGACGGCCAATCAAGGCTGGAGTCCCTGCCAATGCGCCCATAGCGCCACCACCATCGGCCATCTTCTTGTGACCAGCCTCGGCTTTGCCGCCTTTTTTCATGTTCACATGACCGCCCTTTTTGAGTTTTAACTCAACGGTCGGCTCAGTGGTCATCATTTTGACCATAGGTTTGAATTGGCCCATGATTGCTCCCCTTAAACTTTCTGAGCGTACACAACTGTCAGGCGAATAACACCTTGAGTTGTAACGATCGTGCCGTTAGGGTCAAGCGTAACAACGACAGAGGTATTGTTACCAATGTCGCTCATAGCAAGCAACTGTGCGGCTGTAAAAGTTAAAGCAATACGACCACCAGCGAACACATCAGTCGAAGACACATATTGTGTGCCTGCGGCGGCTGTACCGATAGTCATAGGGATTGTTGTAGCGGTTCCACCACCCACGGCTTCGTTCACAACCATATCGGCAAAAAAGTCGATAATCTGTGAGGATGCAGGGAGAGTTAGAGTTGCGCTAGTAGCAGTGCCTGCGGCGGCAGTGGTCACAGTGGTTGTCTGAGACATGACGACAAAGCCGCCATCCACAGTGTCAGTCAAAGTGCCAGAACCTGCACGCAGGGTAGAACCAAAATAGGTTTGTGCCATTGTCTTGCTCCTTATTAGCGCAGGGGCCGAAGCCCCCGCTTGGGTTTAGACGCCGGGCGTACCGTACATCGCACGAGGATCGGTGAAGCCGACTTGGTAACGCTCTGTCGCTTTGTAGCGCATAGAGTCAGTTTCAAAATCGCCTTCCATCGTCTTCTCCAACTTGCGACGCATCAGCAACTTCATGCCTTCAGGAGCGTCTGTCTGCACCCACCATGCGGTGGCTGAAGTCAAACGGCTGATAACAGCGGCACCTTCGTCCAGCAAGCCGATAGACTTAACTGGGTTGATGTCGTTGTTGGCATTGCCAGCACGCAAAACAGATTTCAACAACACTTCCGCTTGGAAGACATTGCCGGGGGCCACCACCAACTGGCGGGGCACCAAGCGAATCTTCTTCTGGTTGTTGTCCACTGCTTGACGAATCTGAATCAGCATCTGCTCAAGCGATGTCTGGGACAGGTTAGCGTCAGTGGTCAAGCGGTTGCTGAATGTACCGTTCACGATTGGGTGAGCAGTGCTGTTCAGAGCCACGCCGTCGCCGCCGGGGTACGAAGCGTTGAACGCACGGTTCAAGATGTTCGCCGA